ACTGCTCGGCTTTTGCCTCCTCAATATCGCTGAAAAACGACACCGGGTCGCCCAGCTCTATCTCTCGGTAAAACCCAGCAGCCTGTAGTTTGACCAGCTCGTTCTTGGTCTTACGCATTACGTGTGTAACGCGCTCTGCGGACTCAATATTAGAGGCTCCGTAGGGGACAATTACATCTTCGGCTGGGATATACAGGGAGACTTGGCGGCCTATGTTCGGGTCGAAGTACACCTTTTTGAATGCAGAACCAGCCAACCCAAGGCTATACAGCATCCTTTCGTGCTCGGGGCGGTACTCCACCATGACTTCAGTAAGCTCATAGTTCATATCCGCCTTAACGCGGAGGGCGGCGTCTTCCTTCTCTTTAGTGATCTCGCCTAGGATTTTAGTCTTAACAGGCCCCGCAGCAGGGAACGTCTCGCTCATAGCCTCCGCTTGGAACCGGATAGCGGCTTCGGCCAGCACATTACTGTACACACCACAGGCGTTTTCCCAAGGCTCGACCCTTTCCTCGTAGTTGAACCCTACGACTTCCAAGCCTTTTACGTAGGTGTCAGCCCATTCTTTACGGGAAGCTATGTCAGATTCGACATAACCAACCAAATCACTGGCAATCTCGCGAAGTTGCCCATCGTCGAGGTATTCGGCTAAGTTCGCATCAAACGGCGCGGTCTCTAAGGTTTCATCAACTTCTTCCCCAAAGCTAATCTCGATACTGCCATCCTCAAGCTCCACCATCACGGGCAGGTCTTCCTGCGTTACAACGTCAATGCCCACCATGGCGTCGGGCTGCTCCATGCCCTCCATTTGCGTCATATCTTGCTCAAAATCCTCGATACCCTCGGGTGTTTGGTACAAACCTTTCTCAATCGCCATTTTAATTGTCCTTTAGTAATACCCGCCGCGCCGCCTGTATAGCGGTTCGTCTTCCGCCTCATCACTAGGTAAGCGTATAAAGCCGCCTTGACGAAACCGCATTAAAGCCATTATTGTGCTATCCACTAAGTCATCGTGAGACATAAAAGGGAACCCGGCTACTTCCTCTACGAGTTCTTCTGCCCAACGTGTTTGTGGTACCCAAACTAATCCAGAGCTTACTATATCAGCAACGGAGTTTAAACGCGCTATCTTATCGCCAGACCCACGGTGAGGTGTGTACTCCTGCACCACTAGCCCCATCCTACGCATTTCTTGATATAGCGGCGTTCCGCTACTTTTCTTTTCCACAATAAACGCATCAGGTTCCCACGTTTTAAATTCGCTATACGCCAGCTCTTTCAACTCCGGGAACTCAAGGCGGCGCTTGATGGAATTCAGGAGGATGATGGAATAGCGGTTCTCTTCCTCGTTGTAGAAAACACCCCACGTAGTAAGTGCTGTGTAGTCAGCCCGGTTGTTCTTTTCGGCAGCCGCATCCAAAGACATAATCAGATATTCACAGCGGGGTGGGTCTTCTTGCTTCCACTCGTTCCACCATTCTCGTTTTATTATGGCTGCTTCTTCGGCTGTGGGTTTCTGTTGGTACTGAGCATTCCACTGGAATAGCGGCATTGACGCCTTTGTACGATATAGAGCATCAAGGTTAAAAAACTCAGGCCACAGGGGCTTTTCTACGGTTTTGGTTACGATTTTGCGCGTATCTGGGTCTTCTACTTCCTTTTCAATCTCCAGTATCGCCGGGAACTCCACCACTTCGTACTCATCAGCCAGCTCAGACTGCGACATATCCCGTACTAAGCGCCCAGTCAGATCATCCAAGTGCCACCTAGTCTGTACTACCGCAACACGGCCCCCGGGCATCAAACGAGTACGCGCACCGTAGGTAAACCATTCGTAAGCTTTATCAAAAACGTCCAAGTTCCCGTTAATAATGTCTTGTTCGTTGTGTGGGTCGTCAATAAGTAGCAAGTGGGCACCACGACCGGCCAAGGCTGAACCCACACCACACGCAAAATACTCTCCCCCCGCGTTAGTATTCCACCTACCTGCTGATTTTGAGTCCTGAGCTAGCTGGACGTTGGGGAATATGGCCTGATATTCGGGGGTTGATATTAAATTCCTTACCTTTCGACCAAAATCTACCGCCAAATCAGTGGTATGCGAGACCATTAGCACCTTTTTATCTGGATTTCGCCCTAAAAACCACGCTGGAAAGTATATTGAGATGAGTTGGGACTTACCGTGACGCGGGGGCATGTTTACACAGACCCTATCTTTACCCGAATCCGGCGTTTCTTCCCCTTCCGCGTCGTAAATCTTACCTTTTTCAATCTCCATCAAGAGATTTGCCAGAATTCTGTGGTGTTTTCCCACCTTGTAGTCGGGCTGCATGGCACAACAAAAGGCAATCAAGTCGTTATAGGCAGTTTCCGCCCTCTTCCTAGTCTCCAGCTCCTCGACAATCTTGTATATCTCTGCCTGTTCCTCTGGTGTATACGAGTTCAGGTTTTGTAGGAGCAGGTCTATTTCCTCTGGGGTAAACTCTGGAGGTGGTGGTTTAACCGACAAGTCGGTCAGTACTGAGTCTCTACGAGGTGCCCGCATCTAACCCTCTTCTTTCTCCGCCTCGTAAACTCCTTCTGCGTTCTGTTTCAGTACAACCAGCTTTTCCCGCAGTTTTTCACGAAGTTCATCCGCAGTTTGGTGGGTAACCGTAATTTCTTTGCGGTCTGTAAACAGACCAACGTCAGTCATTTTCCCCAAAAGCTCCAAAGCGCGTATGCGTATTCTTGCGTCGGGGTTCTCGGTTTCGAGTATGAGCTTGTTTGTTACAGTATTGCGGATTTCGGCGGCGTGGGTTGCTACTAGTTCGCCGAATTCTTTGAGTATGTTGCCGGTCTCAATAATGACCGCCGGGGGCATCTTGGCTGTTCTATGCTCAGTAAGTTCTTTGGAGGTGGATTCCACCTCGCTGGCGTAGGCGGCGGCAAGTGTGGCGGCGGTGTCTTTACCTATTTCGTCAATGTCATCGAATTCAAGACCGTGTTCCTGTAACTCATTTATGGTCTTACAGGCAGCTTCCACACGCTCTTTTAAATCCATATAAGAAACGTTGTCCGGTATCTCTATACCAAACTCAGGTGTGAGGGCCATAGCCATTTTTGTAGTACCTTTCAGATGCAAGCGGTTTAGGGGTAAGTAGTACGACAAAACCCCATAAGCTGTTTTGCGAAGTATATAGTAAAAAATAAAAAGGAAACAAGTACTTGGGACTCCTATGGGGGGTACTTTGTTATTTAAGGGGGGTGGGGTCCGTTTGGGGGCTAGCAAAAAGAAAGGGGGGTGGGGGAGGGCGTAGAACGTACCTAAGGTGTAATAAGGAAAACTTGTTTGGCTTTGTACTCCCCTAGGAAACTCGCCCAAATACCAAATCATTCGTGCGTAATAGTATGTATATAGGCGCGCGGAGTCCCTGCTGGTGTAACGGGGGGTGGGGTATAGGTGGGGGGCATATATAAGCCACAGCGTTTTTTAGGGGGGCACTGCGTAACGGCGTTACGCACTAGGCTTTTACTTTAGAGAAACAAGTTTAGGAAAATAGCATGGTCAAAACGGGCATAATGTGGATAATAGGAACCATCGCAGCAATCGTTGCGTGTTAACCTTTATTTATTTTGGAGTCTATTATGACAACTACAACTACTGTTAAACCTTTCACTAAAGCTATCCTTGACCTCGGCGTTAAAGCTACGTCACATGAGATTGACGCGACTCAGGCGCTATTGGAGTTCCATCTCAAGCTGAAGCGCCATGGCGTCAACCTCGCCAACATTAAAAAGTATCGCGTAGAATTCGACAATGTTGCGCTGGCTTATCTTGACACGAAACACAAGGGCTTCAGTACTTGGCTGGAAGGCGCTAAAGAGCTGAAGGGCACAGCAGAGTCGCCCTTCATTAAACCGTCAACCGGCAAGCACTACACGAAACGCGAATGTGAGTCACTAGTACGGGCACTACGCGCGCGCCGAGTCGATACCTACGAGAAGCATCTTAACGGTGAATCTAAAACCAAGACCGAGCGCACCAAGCGAACGATCTTCACGCAGGATGTTCGAGCATTACATCCTAGGATGGTAGCATTCCAGAGATTGGAAACGCCTACGCAGTATGAGATGGACCACCTACGCTTGATTCGGGG